TGATGCTATCTTAACTACTTTAGTACTAATCACAGCATTGATATATAACGTAAAGAGATTACTTCCTAATGAACATGAAAAAAAAGATAGTTAACTTCCAACCAACTGAATTCAAATGTAACGGTGTTACTTGTTGGGATAAGATGAGTTACGATTTATTAGCTAAGTTAGACATTGCTAGAGAAGTTGCTGGCGTACCATTCTTTATAACATCTTCGTGGAGAGATGAGGAGACAAATAGAATGGTTGGTGGTAAACCTAATTCCGCTCACTTAAGAGGTACAGCGGTAGATATAGCTTGTCAATCTAGTGCCGAGAGGTACTTAATTATAGATGCATTATTAACTTCAGGATTCTTTAGGATCGGAGTGGGTAGTACTTTTATCCACGCTGATGTAGATGACGACTTACCGAGTCCTGTTATTTGGGTATATTGATATGACAGGTTGGGAAATTGGTATAGGTTTTTACACAGGTATCATGATGGGGTTTTGGTCTGACAGGTTTGAAAATGGCTACAAACACGCTATCTATTTACCTTTTATATTTATAGAGTTAAACACGTATTATGACTGATTTATTAAAAGCGCATTGGGCTGAATTGCTAATCGGCGCTATGGCATTTTTCAAAGTTTTAGCAAACGTAACACCGACTAAGAAGGATAATAAGATCTTCGGTTATCTAGACGACTTAGTTAATTACTTCGTGTCGGATAAAAAAACTAAATAATGCTTAAAGGATTCTTGACAAAAGGTATTATTCAAATTATACCTCAATTACTAAAAGACCACAAAGGAAAGTGGAGTAGCAGACGTACAGTGTCTGGTGTTCTAGCTGTCGCATGTGTATTAGATATGGAGACAAATGGTATCACAAATAATGCTCTAATATTAGCATTTATCGCGGTATTCCCTCTATGTTGCTCTGTATTTGGTGATAAAGATTGCTAAATACATTATTAACACGACTACTTCAAAAAGGTATTTTTTTTTATATTAGTCAGTGGCTAATAACTAAAAACTAATATAATGAAAGACAATCGTTACCGATTAAAGGACGATGAGGTACAGCTAATCGAGCAGTATCGTGCAAAAACATTAGATAACATTAATGACAACTCTGTTTTAGATCTACATCTCAAGGATAGAGGTATAGACAAAGCAGATGTGATTAGTGTTAAACACTGGCAGAGTGCTAGTGGTGAGTTCAGATTCTCTGTTGTTACTAAAGAAAACAAAGATCTAAATTCTAAAGATGTAATATCAAAACTAAAGGAGTTTCTAGAGAAGAGAGCTCCTAAATACGATAAAGTAGAGTATAAAGGTGGTGATCATTTGTTGGTTATAAATCCTGCTGATATACATATTGGCAAATACTGCTCAGTTGATGAGACAGGAGAGTCTTATGATAGAGCTATAGCGGTCTCCAGAGTAGTTGAAGGACTAGAAGGTCTAATAGAGAAAGCGAAAGGCTTTGATATTGATAGGGTTTTGTTCTGTATAGGGAACGATGTACTACATGTTGATAATGTATACAATAAAACTACTAAGGGTACACCTCAAGACGTAGACGGCAAGTGGTGGGAACACTTTGAAATAGCTTTAGAGCTATATGTTCGATGTGTGGAGAGATTAAGGGAAATAGCACCAGTAGATTGTGTGCACTCAATGTCTAATCACGACTACCAAAGTGGGTTCCATTTAGCTCATGCTTTAAAGAGCTGGTTTAGAAAGGATAAAACAATAACAGTAGATGCTTCAGCACGTCATCGTAAGTATTACCAATATGGTAACAATCTAATAGGGTTGGAACACGGAGATGGTGCTAAAATGGATAACCTACCATTGATCATGGCACAAGAGAAGCCAAAGGAATGGGGAGAAGCTGAATACAGGTATTGGTACTTACATCATTTACACCATAAGATCAAATACAAATGGAGAGATGCTAAAGACTTCATTGGTGTTACAGTTGAATATTTAAGATCTCCTAGCGCTGCTGACTCATGGCATGCTCGTAAAGGATATATTGGTACTCCTACTGCTGTAGAGGCTTTTGTGCACTCAGTAGATAAAGGCCAAGTTGCACGCCTTACACACTTCTTTTAATATAACTAAAATTTCTTAGTCTTTTTATGTGAAATAGTTTTTCTCTTTCATTTGTTTGTCGTATATTTACATATCATTAATTACTAAAACAAACAAACCATGAATTACTCGAAAGGAAATAAAGTAACTTACACGAAAGAGATAATGTTTAAAGGAACTGAAGAAGTAACAGCTACAATAGTTGCTATCTTCAGATTTGGAGCCATGGCAACTTTACTATTAGACAACGGAGACGAAATAACTACTCAAGCATAACAACTAAACAACTAGAAATTATGAGATTCAATAACCAAGAAATTATGGAAATTGCTAAAGACTTATCAACTAGAAGTCCTTACCAAATCCAACAAGAATTATTTTCTATTCTTTGGCTGACAAGGAAAGATGCAGATGCAGAAGAATTTAATGCACTTATTAAGAGTATAAAAGAGAATAATAAATATGCTAACGACCCTTTAAACAACTAGAAATTATGAAAGACTTAAAAACAAGAATCCAAAAATTAGACGCAACAGAAGTAGCAGAGTTAATGAGATTTGGTAGAAACGATATTAGCTTTGGTAATTACGGGGAAGTTCGAGAGATGTTAAACGAACAACTATTAGAGAAGTTCGAGAATGAAGAGATTGACGAAATTGAACTACTAATAATCGAGCAAGGATGTTGACAATATTAAAGCATTCTAGGGGATATTTAACTTGTTAAATACCGATTTCTAACCCTACGAATGTTAGTGCGTGAGCAAGCTACGTGAGTGCTGCACTTCATACGAGAGTACCAAGCGTGAGTTGGACATATAGTGAAAATCCTGTGACTGAGAATCAAAGGTAAAATGTTTCCTAATAGGACTTAGGAATTGACAGTTGGATGGTAGGGTGACAGGGGGTTACCTTACCTACCCAACAACAACAAGAACGAACAATGGAAAGAGTTTACATATATAATTGCAATGTGCGTTGTGGTGAGTTCGAAAGCGACTTTGAAGAACAATGCTGTACACAGTGCAACTCTCACCAAATAACATTCATAAAAAAAGAAATTAGATTTGTAATGGCAAAAGTGCCACCTAAAACCAAGAATCATGAGTAAGGTAACTATCAATACAGAGAGCAAGAACGTAGTAGATCACACTGGTGAATTCCCAATAGGTCATATTACTAGAGTATTACAACACTATGTGAGCCAAACTGAGACGTTTGAGAAACTATTTAGCAATATGAAGCAAAGAATAGAAGATCTACAGAGCTCAAGTGATGATCATAAGGAAGTACTAATAAATGAACTAAAAGATCAACTAATTGATGTTGATTGTTGGTGGGAACCTGAAAGCATTTGGGATAACCAAGAGACTAGTGAATGTGATATGCAATTGAGACATTTCCCTAACGATAGAATGGGTATGACGGGACTGTAGTAAACGAATGTGTTTACATTTACGTTTATTATGTTACAGGAATTGAGACATTTCACGTTTATTATGTTACAAACTAAGGACAAAGTATATGAAAGCAAAATTAGAATTTAATTTAGACGATCCGGATGACGCATTGAGACACAAGTTGATGCTAAAATCTAACGACATGAGTAATGCGTTGTGGGAAATAACATATACCATAAGGCGTAAGTACACTAGGAATTTCGTTATGCCAAAGGAGGACTATTACGATGTAATTGATGATATATTTAAAGATATAAATGAGGTCTTAGAGTGCACAAGGATTGATCTTGACGAATTACTTTGAAAAAAAAAGTATGTAAAAAATTTTTTTACTAAGATGTATTGTGTATATTTACCTATCATTAATAACTAAACAACCAAAACGATGTCAAAACTAGAAGCTCAAAAAGAAACACTAAGAAAGTTAATCGCAGACTTGGAAAACCACCAAGAAGTTTACGGCCACTTAGAATGCAGAAGAAGCAAAAACGCTTGTATGATGGAGATGCTAGCAATCAACGATAAGATCAATACTTATAAAGCACTTGTTGCAGGATATAAAGCAGTTTAATTATGACAAACTTAGAAAGACTTCGAATCCACCAAGAGATTGATAAATTAGAGAATACTCTAAGGAACCGTTTTAAAAGCCAAACACCAGCTGATCAAGGTATGAGATCTTACATACTAGAGCAGATAGATAGATTAAGAATCTTAAACAACTAAAACCATGAAGCACACAGAGCGACAAATCGATGAGAATCAAAAAATGATCAATGCACTTAGAATAAAGCAAAGCGAGATCATTAAGAATAACGGTGAATATGGTTACGACCGAGACGAAGCTACCTTTGTTACAACGTTAATCATTATATTGGAACACAACAACATTCAACTAAACATCTTAAAAGACAAATAAAATGGGAGCAATTAAAAACCTACTACTGGGAAGTAGACCACAACAGATTGATCGAGAATTAATGTTAGAAGCTCAGATCAACGCGCAATATGACGAATTTTGTTCTTATGTTCAAGAATGGAATGATGGAAATAGATCACCAGAAAACCAATCAATTCAAGAATGGGAACACTTAAGCAAACCAACTAAAAGCTAAAACAATGGACGCAAAGAAACTAAATGAGATGTACGTTAAAAATGGTCTGACTTCAGATGACATCTTTAAACATAAATTCTACACAATAATATCTAGATCAGGGATCGATAAGATTCAAGCCAATAACAATATAGTCATTGAGTATGATCTATTACATAACTCACCTGACAACAAGTGTATTATCATTAAAGCAAATGCAACTTGTGGTGATAAGAAGATCCAAACATTTGGAGAGTCTTCACCTTCAAATACTACTAACGCTTACCCAGTCGCAATGGCTGAGAAGAGAGCAATGAGTAGAGCGGTTCTAAAGCTTACTGGGTTCTATGAGTTAGGACATTTTGGAGAAGACGAAGCAGACGAATTTAAACGTAAATAAGGATATGAGAACTTGGACACCAGAGACACCTCTTCAACAAGTGTTATTTGATACTTACAGGACTAAAGATCGTGCATGCTTTGAGCTGCATGTTACACAACCTACGTTGAGGAAATTATTTAAGAGTGAAGAATCATTCACATTTAAGCAATTAAGTATTATATCAGGAGATAGTAAGATCTCAATAACTAAACTAATAAACATCATATCATGAAGCCAAGAGAAGAAACATTATCACGGGAAGTAGCAGAAGCAGTTTTACTAGCAGCAGCTGAACAATGTAAAGCAAACCCTAAGCTTATAAGAGGTAAGGATCGTAGAAGATTTATAGTGGAAGCTAGACAATTAATCACAGCAGTATTGAGAGAAGGAGGATGGGGCTTTCAAGAGATAGCTGACTTCCTTACTGATGAGGGTAAAGGGAACCATACTAATCCTCACCATTGGTACAAGATGCATCATAAAGACTTAACAGCTTTTGACTACTATAGAATCAGTTATGATATTCTTAAAAGTTGTCATGATGATAATTACGTGGAGTTTGCTCGTTCAAAAGGTAAACTAATCAACTCTGATATATACATGGAGTTGAAGAATAAATATGATCTATTAAAGGTTAGGCATGATGCCCTTGTAATGGATAACAAATTGGTAAAGCAGAGTGCAGAAAAGTTAAAAACACAAATGAGTCAGTTATGGAATTAGAAGGAAAGATCGTAAAGATCATGGACGTCGAAACGTTCAGCGAAAAGTTCAAGAAACAAGTCGTTGTTATTGAGCAAACCGAAGCAATGTACGATAAAGAAGTACCGGTAGAATTCGTAAACAAAGGGGTTGATGAGATCTCAAGTACCTTAGAGGTTGGTCAACAAGTTAAAGTTGGTATCAATCTATGTGGTAGAGAATGGGAAGGTAGATACTTCGTGAATATCAGAGGTTGGAGATTATTCAAAGACCAAGAAGGAGCACCAATACCTGAAGCGGTAGGTGAATCTAAAAATGATCACGGTGACTTACCATTTTAAGATAGAGAAGTTAGAATCTATGGGCTGTTCAGTTGAAGACTGGCAGCTTGTAGATCCTACTGCTGGTATATTCGAACCTGAGTATTGGTTTATGTATGACGAGAGGTTGTATTTTACTAACGATGTGTATCATACAATTGAAGAGCAATTGAAGCACTCTACGGAGTTGTCTTTGTGTTGTAATTATGAGGTGAATCAGGTTTGGAGGTTTTGTCCTAATTGTGATCAAAGTGTATAGTGAAAAAAAATTGAATTAAAAGTGAAAAAAAGTAGCAAAAAGTTTTTTGGTTTAGAATTAATTTGGTACTTTTACTTCATACTAATTAACTAAACACTAGAAATTATGGCAATCGGTTTAAATTACAACATCTGCATTAAAACTTATAAAATGGTTCTATCATATCAATTTGATGGCGTGCATTATTTTGAAACTAAAAAGAGAGCAAATCAATGGCTTGAGAAATTCTGCAATCCATTAGAAGATGGGAAGTATTATAGTAAGAAATATGGTAAATCCTGTTATTCAGTTATTGATTGGAATTATCAAGAAACACGTAAACAAAAGCAAAACCTAAACAACTAGAAATTATGACAAAAGCCACGAAGTACTTGAACAAAGCAGATTTTAGATGCCAAACCATTGCGGAACAATATGTAGAGTTAGCTTGTAAAAAACTAAATGAGGGTAAAGAATCTCAAGCTAAGTTTTACATGAGAAAGAGCGTAATTATAGCTAACTTAGAAAAGCAACGAATCACAAACCTAAACAACTAGAAACTATGGAAACTTGGAAGTCAAAAACTATTGCAAAACTAATGCTTAAACTACCTAAAGAGGTATTAGAGCAAGAGATATATGATTTATTAGTGTGCTCATCTTTATTCGGAGACTACGAAGCATATCTTGAGGAAATACTAAAAAAACTTAAAAACTAGAAACCATGAACATCTTAGAAGAAGCAAACAGAATAATCAATGAAAGATCAGAGGAGAAGGAACGTATGTACGGTCCTTTCTCTGAAGGTATGGAGAGAGCAGCTGCAATCGTAGCAGCATCTACAGGTAAAGATATAACAGCAGATGATATGTATATCTGCCTTGTAGCTTTGAAGCTCTCTAGACACTCTTATAATTACAAAGAGGATAACTTATTAGATGCAACAGCATATTTAGGAGCTTTGAACAACTATAAACAAAAGCAAAATGAAAGCAAATAAAGCATTGATCAATATTTATTCTAACATTCAGTGTGTAGAGAAGAACCACTCTGGATTGGAAGCAGTTTACTTATCTGAAAAGTACAACATGGATCTTATCGGTAAAGCTGGTAGAACAAATAAACACTTTGATAAATTCGTAGATATTTTTAGCGTTAAAGATCTTAGCGATTATGATAAAGTGATGATTCAATTAAGCCAACCGAATTTCTTTGGTGGAGTCATTGGAGAAGACACTATAGAGAAAGTAAATAAGTTAGCAGCTTTCACAGGAAATATAGCTATACTATGTACTGATCCTCGTATCAAACCTACTAATCCAGCGGAAGTAATAAATAGTAGATTAGAAGATACTTTTAGTAAAGATATAATTGAGAGGTGGGAGTACATCCTAAGAGATGCAACTTACTTATTTCCAGGTAAAGATCTAGCGAAATTCTGGAATGACAATAAGTACAACAACGTAGAAGTTAGGACTTTCAATTTCTTTCCTAAGATCTTTGGTAAGTTGTTAAACCCTCAAGTTGACGAACTTAGACCTAAAACTCACGATGTAGTTTACTATGGTGATAGAAGAGGTTCACATAGAGAGAAGCTAGTTGAGAAGTACATGCCTCAATCAGAAAGTTCTCTATTAATAGGATTCAAGACAAACAAAGTTGATGTACCATTCATTAAGAAGCTAAAGCATAGCGAACTAATGGATAAGTTAGATCAATGTAAAGTTAGCTTGGTTCTTGGAGATGCTGAACATGAGGATAATGTAGTTACATTTAGACTATATGAGACACTTGCATCAAATTGTTTAGCTGCGATACCTATTCAATATGATAGAAAGATGGAGATCATTAAGGATCCAGAGTTACGTAAGATCTTATACGTTAAAGATAAACAAGATGTTAGGAATTTAGTGGACAAATATAGTGTGGAATTAATAAAGAAACAACATGAAGAATTCAGACGACTCACAAGTTAAGTTCTATTGGTTAGGAGAATGGTTTAAAGGTACATGCCATTTTAAAACCAAACTGAACGATGGCACAACTGTATATATGTGCTCTAAAGCAAATCAAACAAGTGGAACAATGTACCCAATTAAAAGAAATTATGTGGAACTTTAAGACAGTAACAGAAGCATTTGAGACCATGTATGATAAGGTCTTAGAGAAAGGAGTTGATGTAAACGGCACTAAAACTGTATACAACCAAATGTTCACTATATTGGACACCACAGAGTGTGTCGTAAAGACTCCTTGGAGGAAGTTCAATCAAGACTATGCTGAACAAGAATGGGAATGGTATTTAAGTGGAGATAGAGATGCATCAATTATGGCTAAACGAGCTAATATTTGGTACAATCACATGGATGAGAGAGGATATGTCAATAGTAATTACGGTTACCAATGGATGAGAAATGATCAACTTGGATATGTTGTGAATAAACTTAAGAAAGATAAGTACACAAGACAAGCTGTGATCTCTATATATGATGCGAAGGAACATCAAGAATATTCTAAAGATACTCCATGTACTTTAAGCATCCAGTTCTATTTTACACCTGATAGTGATAAACTTAATATGACTGTGTTGATGAGATCTAATGATCTAGTATACGGGTTCTGCAATGATTCATATTGTTTCATTAAGTTACTACATAGAATATGTAAACATGAAGGTTGGGAACCTGGTAATTATATACACTATGCTCAGAATCTTCACGTATATGAAAGACACTACACTATGAAACAACGAAACTATATTCAAAAACTATGAGAGCAGTAGTCACTAAGATCTTACCATTCAAAACTTTGAAATACGAAAGAGTGAAAACTTATGTATTAGAGTTGGCTAATGGTAAGACCAAGAATTGGTATGATAATGGTAAAAGACCTTTGAATGTAGAGGTTGGAGATGTCATTGATGGCTTGAAAATATATTTTGGTCAGATAGACTACAAAGCATCTCAGATAGAAATAGTACTAACCCAATTAAATATGTTTAACGATGGACAGTAGAAGTATTAGAGATCTCGGTGGATATAAATGGAAGTTAGTACGAGAGAGAGATGGATTAACTAAAAGATCTATGGGAGTATACTGGATAGATTGGACTGATGATGGTGAGTTGGTTAACTACAAGAGCGAACCACTTATAGGTCGCAGCTTAATTATGTCTCCATTCGGTAAGAACTATACATGGATGACTACAGTTGTAACAGAGATTTTGGAACAGTCAGAAAATTTTATTAAATTTAAAACGCTTAACAGCAACTATTTACTAACGAGAATTAACTCACAAAACAAAAACTAAAATGGCTAACAAAGACAACAAGTGCTCAAAATTGGAAACAAAAAATGTAAAGTCAGCAGATTGGGACTTTATTTTCGATCTACAAAAGAGGACACAGGAGAACACTTATGGTTTTCAGTTTGATAAACTATCATTAAAGGAATTAGCAAACTTCTGGTGTGTTAATAAACATGCCCTTGACGATGAGATATGTGAGATGTTTGATGCATTAGGTGGAATTGACGAAGGAATAGGTAATGCAGCATGGAAATATTGGAAAGCAGATCACGCAAACGCAGAGTACTTATCAATAGATGATCTCACTGAGAATGATCTTAAGGAATTGAAATTTGAAATAGTGGATGCATTTCATTTTTTAATTAACTTTGCGGTAAGTATTAATATGTCAGGTAGCGAAATGTTCAACATGTATATCAGTAAGAACTTAGAGAACATTGCTAGACAACAAAACAACTACTAATGAGAGATCGTAAATTCCAGGGAATATGGATACCAAGAGATGTGTACCTAAATACAAATCTTACATGGATAGAGAAGATACTACTTATAGAGATTGACTCTCTTGATAAAGGTAGTAAAGGATGCTTTGCATCTAATGATTATTTCGCAGAGTTCTTAGGAGTGTCTAAAACACATATATCAAAATCAATCAAACATTTGATAGAGTTGAACTTCATAGTACTTAAGTCGTTTAATGGTAGGATAAGAATCCTAAAGAGTGCGTTGAACTCTACTTCAAAGCAGAGTTGTACTGAGGTTCAAAGCAGAGTTGAAGCTAAGATCAAAGCAGACTTGAACTCTACTTCAAATCCTAATATAATAGTAAAGAATAATAAAACAAATACTAAAGAAATAGATAAATCTATTTCAGTGAAGAAAACAGGGAAACCTAATTCTTTCGAAGAGGTTGAAGAATACTTTGTGTTGAAGAAAAGTAATAAATTCGTAGCATTAGACTTCTTTGAATACTATGAAAACATAGGTTGGAAAGTAGGTAAAAATCCTATGAAGAAGTGGAAGTTAGCAGCTAATAGATGGATGCGTAACGATAAGAACTTTCAAAGAAAAGACACAAGCAAAGGGTTATCTGATATTTATTTCCCTAATTTATTAGACTTTAATGACGAACAAACAAAGAAACTATCATGAACGTAGGTAAAGAAGAAACAGCAGAGCTATTAGATTTTTGTTTTAATGTTATCAATAAGACTCTATTTGAAATGAGCCAGAAACGTGCTGAATCAGATCGGAGAGTATTGGCCAACATGTTGCTAGCAGATGTGATTAAGAGATATTACAACTTAACAAAAGATGAGATCATAAATGCTTTCAGCAAAGGAGTAAGAGAAGGAGAAGAAATGTCTATAAATCCTAGGACATGGAATAAATGGTTAAGAACAGCTAAAATGCAATCGAATGCATATAGGATCAAATTAGCACAAGAGAATAAAGTACTACTATTGGAAACAAATAAATCACCTGAGGAACTCTCAAGCATCACAGAGGAGTTTATAGAGCTATGTATTGTAGAACCATTTGAAGAGTATTGTGAAGAAGGAGCATTCAGAATATCTGGGATCTCAATTGTTTATAAGTACTTAGAAGAGAAAAAATTAATTATATTAGACAATATAGAGAAACGTAAGATGCTTGAGAAAGCAGAGAAAACT